GCATGGATTGTTGATATGGATATTATCTTCTTCGACATGAACCCGGCAACAATGAACCTTGTCGGGCAGCAATCGTTAAAGTACGTACTATGTTTAAGCAAGACAGGCGGTGTTGCGGCATCAACAGGTTCACCATCAACGACATTGATTAAAATAGGTAGCTATGGTAATGCGATTGATTTAGAGATAGACGTATCAACAGACACTACGCAACATCGACTATCTTTACACGCACATACCAGTTCGGGCAACCCTGCCTACCCCGTTAAGGCAACCGCCTCGCTCAAATACACTATGGTTAAATCAAACTGCATAACCTCAAGCTAATGGATTTAAACAGCATGAAGTTGATACCCGCCATCACCAACTTAGTCAGGGAGATGGGCAACACGGACACGCCACCGGCAAAATTCTTTTTCGGTCATTGCAAGATGAGCCGACGGGAACGGATAGCATGGAGGCTGTTCGTAACGGTGTACCTGTTCAGTATCGCTGCGGGTAGTGCCGTACTATTTGCTTACCTATTTAATCTTATTGGTACATGGCCGCAACAATAATTGAAATACAAGCACGTGGATTCGACGATGTTGGTACCCGTGTTGATTCACTCAAACACAGACTTGACAGCGTAAAAACGTCCGCTCAGAAAGCATCAACGGACGGCCTCCAAAAGTTGACTGCCAACGGTGGTGCGATGGGTATCCTCAACGACCTTACTGGCGGTCTTGCCATGCAGTTCAAGGACGCATACGAATCAATCCAGCTCACCAACACCGGACTGAAAGGGATGAAGGCGGCACTACTGGCAACGGGTATCGGTGCTATCGTGGTGGCTATTGGTCTGATATCGTCGAACTGGGATGATATCGTCAAGTCGATGACGGCAGCGAGTAAGGAGGCGGAGTTACAGGCAAGTATCGCAAAGGACTTGTACGACATGAACATCGAAGAGCTTGAAATCATCGAGGCATCGGAAGCGTCATTGAAACTACAAGGCAAGACCGAAGCCGAAATTCTTGCGTTGAAGAAAGCTGAAACGGAGGAGGCGATACTATCTCTTGAAGCTCACATAGCAGCACAAAAATTAATCAAAGACCAGCAGGTCAAAACAGCCGAACGGAACCAAGAAATTCTGAAAGGGCTATTGAAGTTTATCACTTTACCGATTCAACTTATACTTGACCAAGTCGATAGGTTAGGTGCGATAATTGGCAAGGAGTGGGACTTTCAAGATGATTTCAATAATACTGTCAGTAACCTTGTATTTGACCCGAAGAAGGTCGCACAGGAAGGTGAGGATACAATCAAGGAAATGGAAAAGACGCTCGTAGGTCTAAAGGGAAAGCGTGACAGTTACGAGTTAAGCATTCAGGCTATAGACAAAGCGGCACAGGACAAACGTATTGCAGATGCATTGGCCGAAGCGAAGCGGTTGGAAGAGATACGAAAGTTAGCAGAAGAAGAAGATTTTGAAGATGAGGAACCAAGCGTTGAAATACCGCCCGACGTTCAGGCTAAAATGGATGCCCATAAACTTGAAATTGACAACCGCAAACAAAGCGAGTTGGAGTATGACGAGTGGTACGATAATTTAATGAATGACCAAGCGGAAGACGAGGAAAAACGAAGACAAGACAAAACGAAAGCAGATGCCGACGCATTACATCAACGGGAGCAAATTACAGCCGCATCATTTGCAATCGCATCGACGCTAAATGATTTATTTTTCACCAAACAAGGCAAACAAAGTAAAGAGGGATTTCGTATAGCCAAAGCGCTGGCATTGAGTGAGGCGGGATTAAACACATACAAAGCAGCGTCGGCAGCGTTTGCAACTGCTTCGGCATCGCCATTAACTCTTGTTAACCCATCGTATCCATTTGTTCAGGCGGGTATAGCCGTAGCATTTGGGGCGGCTCAAATTGCTAAGATAGCCTCGCAAACTTTTTCAGGAGGTTCAGCGGGTGGTGGTAGCGTTTCATCTCCGTCCGGTGGCGGTTCAGGCGCACCACAAGGACAAGCACCACAGGCGGCTCTGGACTTTTCGTTCCTACAAAATCAGCAACCGATACAGACATACGTTATCGGCTCGGACGTGAAGACAGCTAACGAAGCGCAGCAAAAAATTAAAGACCAATCAACTCTATAAACATGGAACTATTTGAATTAAAACTCGAAGACCTGCTTAAGCACGGTGTATTCAAAATAAGTTTAGTCGGCAGTCCCGCAATGGAGGCGGACTGGATTAAACTGTCTAAGCAGTTTACACTCGCCAAAGTGGACAGCGAGAAACGCATCATCGTTGGACCAGCCATGATTCCGAACAAGCGGATACTACGCATCGACAAGGATGGCACGGAATACGAAATCTTTTTTAGCCCCGAAACAATCGAGGCAGCAGCGCATAAATACCTGATTGACGCCAAGCAGCACGACGTAAACGTTGAACACGAAATCAACATCGGTGGCGTAACTACGGTTGAATCGTGGATAGTCGATAACCCCGATACGGATAAAGCCAAGTCGCTTGGATTCGATGTACCCAAAGGAACGTGGATGATAGCGATGAAGGTTCAGGATGAGCGGGTGTGGGAAGACTTAATCAAGTCGGGGTTGCTCAATGGGTTCAGCATCGAGGGCGTGTTTCAACCAACCGAACCTGAAGACGCTGAACTGACTGCGCTGTTAAGTGAGGTGCAGCAACTACTAAAAAAATTGTAGGTATTCCCTACGCTGCAACATCTCGTAGGTGAATTGGTACACCTTGTACCCGTTGGCTTGTGCGATGTTCAGTTTGTTCAGGTCGTTTTCGTAACCCTTCCCACCTCGGTTGTGTCTGCCTCCGTTCCATTGACCGCCATTGATTTCGATTAGTATTTTACAGTCAAGGCAATAGTCCGCTTTGAATCTGCGGGGCGTGTCCATTATCTTGTTGTAAACAGCCTCCTTAATGAAGTCGTACTTATTGGATAGGTGCTGCTCAAATTCAAGTATTACCTTAGTCCGCTCGGAGGCTGTCATATTTGTATAGATTCTTTTGATTTTTCGTCCTGTATGTACGCCATGTATTGAAGCAGTTCAACAAGGGGCGAACTAACCCAATATTCCATAAGTCGAGGGTCTTTCATCGACACTATCATGAGGGTATCGTACCATCCCCATTTACTTCTAAAAGATTCATCAAGTCCTGTATCACCCCCTGCCGCTTCAACTTTTTCCACTGGGCCACCGAAAACCTGCTCAAATTGTTCTCGGATTCGGTTGTTAAAGTCAAAAAAAAAGCGGACGCACCCGTAAACACGCTGTACGGTACGTTTTTAAACTCGTCCGCATACAGTTGATGTTTGGTGCTGTACTTCTCAATCTCGTACCGTTTACCCACCTTAATCGTAATCGGACGGTACAGCACCGCCATAGCCTTGTGAGCCGTTTCAGACGGTGTAGCGCAGAACGTTTCAAGGTCGATGTATTCACCCGTGCTTATTGCGTTCATGTCCGGTATGAATCCGTATTCGATGCCGTCGATTGTGATGAATGGCTTGAACTGAACGGGGCTTTCTGCAAGTAATTCAAGTAGGGCGTCCGCAATCAAATCACATTCATCAAGCGTTAAGTCATTCACATTACCCGTGCAAAAGTTTTTAACAATTTGCGTATTGTTCATAGGGTAGAAATTGTACCGCATCACTTGACCAAGCGTAATATCATCATGCGTTGTTGGCATCAAAACCTTAAAGCCCATAAAATTATTTTGATGCAAGTTAAAAAAAACGGGCGACTAAACACTCATATAGGTATAAACATTCAACAATGAGCAAACTAAATGAATTTATAACAGGGCTGAAAACCTTGTTAGCAGAACACACCCCCGCTCCGCCCCGTGAATATAAATTCATGAAGGATGGCGTAACGAAGGAAGGTGTTAAAGTATTCACTGAGGCCGAAGACTGGGCTGAAGGTGTCGAGGTGTTCGTGGAGGTGGAGGGTCAGGTTCAAGCCGCCCCGAACGGTACGCACATCCTCGAAGATGGCACAACTATCGAAGTGACCGACGGTAAGGTCGTGACCGTTACCAAAGTGGAAGCTGAGAACGAGATGGAGCAGGTGATTGAACAAGCCACCGCAGCACTATCCGCAGCCATCAAAGACAAAAACGATTTCGCCACTCAGCTTACTACTAAGAGTGCCGAACTCACCAAACTTAGTGCAGAACACGCCAACGCCATCGCAGCCAAAGACGCTGAGATTGTTGCGCTCAAAGCACAAGTAACAACCCTATCTGCTCAGGTTAAATCGGTTCAGGACACACCTGCTCCGGCTGCACCTGCTCAGAAAACAGATGACAAAGGTCGCCCCGCAACATGGGCGAAAATGTCAACCGCTGAACGCATCGCATACAACCTCGAAAACATCAACATTAAACCCGCATCAATTAATTAATCATGCCTACATCAGTAACAGTAACCACCACGTATGCGGGAGAAAAAGCACCCGGATACATCGCTGCGACCCTACTCGCATCGAAAACAATCGACGCTGTAACTCAGCACCTGAACGTACCATACAAATTGGTATTGAAGAAGTACGCAAACGAAGCGTCATTTGCTGACCTTACCTGCGACTTTACACCTACCGGAACAGTAACCCTGACCGAAGCATCGCTCACACCAAAGCAACTGCAATGGCAAGAGAAAATCTGCAAACTCGAATTTATCGACGACTGGGAATCAGCATCAATGGGATTCGGAAACGCTCGTACCTTACCTAAGGAGTTTGGCGACTTCATGCTTAACAACATGGCCGAAGCCGTAACAGCACGAGTTGAAACTTTAATGTGGCAAGGTGAGGCTGCAAACGCAGGTGAGTTTGACGGGTTCTACGCTCAACTCGGTTCAGCCGTTGACGTTGCCGGTTCTGTCATCACAGCAAACAACGTAATCGCTGAACTTCAGAAAGTGGTGGACGCAATTCCAACCACAGTAAAATCGCATCGTGGCGACGACGTATTTATCTACGTTCCTACTTCGGTTCTGTTCTTCTATGCAGCCGCTAAACAAGCACTCGGTACATTTCAAGGCGTTTACGAAGGTTTCGGTGAGGATGTGTTCTTAGGCTTCCCACTCGTACATTGTCCGGGTATGCTTGACAACACCATGGTTGCTGCACGTAAATCAAATATGCACTTCGGTACAGGCTTATTGTCTGACTTTACCGACGTGAAATTGATTGACCAAGGCCCGATTGACGGTTCAGAGAACGTTAACGTAAGCATCAAATTCTCAGCCGATACCGCTGTGGGTTATGCAAACGAAATCGTTTATTACTTATACGAATCATAATGAGTATTACCTGTTCAATATTATCAGGACGGGAGCGGCAATGTAAGAACACCGTAGGAGGGGCTAAAACGCTCTTCCTCGGTCTTCATTCCGACTTCCTGACCGGGGTAGTTGCAGGTGGCACGAACGACCAAATAGACGAACTGCCAACCGCTACCCTGTACAGATTCGAGGTTGACCCCTCAGCATCGAGCCTGTCGTTAGTATCTACTATAAACGCCTCACCCGATAACGGTACGGTGTTTTACGCTCAAGTGATTACCGCTAAGTATAAGAAGATTACCGCCCTTGACCGTGCCAACTTTGCAAACATCGCAGCCAGTCAACTGGCAGCGTTCGTGTTGGATAACAACGGCAATATCTTCTACGTAGGTAAGGTCAACGGAGCAGACGTTACAGGAGGCGAAAACATGAATACCGGCAACGCTTTAGGCGATATGTCAGGATTCAACATCACCATCACCGCAAACGAACCGGCACCACCGTATATGCTTGAAGCGTACACTACCGAGCCGTTCGATAACTTTGCCGGAATTACGGTAAGCCCTGCCTACCCATCGGCATCATAACGAGTTCAGCCAATGTTTAAAAGGGCGGGTGTAAAGCCCCGCCTTTTTTATTAAATTTGAATCATGCTATACATCAACCCGAATCAGACCAATCAACGCTTTGTCGTTACGCTAAAAGAAAAGTGGAAGGACTTCGACACTACCCCTGAATCGTATTTGATGAAGTTAGTCAATACCAATAATTCAGCGGAGTACCTTGTCATCCCGATTGTCCTAACCGACAACGAACGGTACACTCAACTCCGTATCAACACGAACACCACCGCTGCCATATCGGGCAGCATAACGATAATGGAAACGGGTGAGTACGCATACACTATCTACGGGCAGACAGGCACTACTAATCTCGACCCCGATGACACTGATGTAATTGGCGTGTTTGAGATAGGTACGCTGTACGTCACCCCAACCACCTACACCGAATACGTGAACGAGCCGACAATACCCACCACAATAGTCAACCAATGAGCGATACACCAAACAACAAGCATACAGTCGGGTCGATTCAATTAAGCGCATACACCCCGCATAATTACGTTGACGTAAAAAACAAAAAAGGATGGATTGAATACGGGGTGAATAACGACTATCCCGACTACCTAATCGACCTGTTCAACGAATCACCAACGCATCACGCCTTGTGCGTGTCGTTGTCTTATTGGATATTCGGGGCGGGATTGGATTCGCCTGAACTGAACAAGTACGATTTTAACGAAACGCTTCTTCGGTCTTGTTTGGAGTTCAAGATAAACGGGTACTTCTTTCTTGAGATTGTGTGGGCCGGAAACCAAATAAGCCGAATTGAACCGATGCCGTCTGAACTAATGCGATGCGGTGAGCGTGTAGGCAGGGAGATACCGTTCTTTTGGTATTGTGAAGATTGGTCAAACACCACTAAATACAAGCCAAGACAAATCAGGGCATTCAGTTCCAATCCGACTGACATCGCAAACCACCCAAACCAAATCTTGTACGTCCGTCCGTTTAGCCCCGGTTCGTTTTACTACGCCAAACCTGACTACATCGGAGCGGTGGAGTATTGCGAATTGGAGAAACGAATCGGAACGTTTCACAATTCAGCGATTAAGAACGGACTTGCACCGTCTTACATCATCAAGTTAAAGAACGGAACGCCAACGATTGAAGAACAGGCGATAACAGAACGCAACATCAAGCAGAATCTAAGCGGTGAGAACAATGCCGGGTCGGCTTTAATACTTTATTCAAGTCCGGGCGAGGAAGTTGCCGAAGTGGACACGGTTCAGTTGAGCGATGCGGACAAGCAATATCAGTTTTTGTCCGGTGAGGCTGCGGAGAAGATAATGATAGGACACCGTGTAGTTAGTCCGATGCTGTTCGGATTAAAAAACAACACGGGATTGGGGTCAAATGCGGATGAACTTGTCGAGGCCGAAAGCATTATGCGGACACGTGTACTTGAACCTGCAAGGGAGATGATACTGCGTGGGCTTAATCCATTATTCAAAGCCTTAGGTATCCAAACAACGCCCGAATGGAAAGATAAGCAAGACGCAGAAGATGCACAAGTCGAGCAGTCGTTTACGGGTATTCAAATTAGTTCAGCTATCGACATCGTTGGACGAGTTAATGAAGGATTGCTAACCAAAGAGCAGGGGTCTATCCTTATTGAACAGATGCTTGGATTTGACGAGCAGATTGCCCGAAACATATTTGCAACTGAACCAGTGAACCCACTCGGACAACCACCGGCAGACCCGACTAAACTAAGCCGTGAACCATCGGACGCTGAACTGGACGCAATCGGAGCGGCTCTGATTGATTTGGGCGAGGACATCGATGAGGCGGAGTGGGAACTTGTCGATGCGGAGGAAGCCGACACGGAC